ATGAAATCGTTAAATGGTATTGTAAGTAGCGTAAAAATTCTTAAGTATTCTGAACGTCCCCTCGTCTATTTTAAGCTTGATGATACTAGCTGTTTGATTGCTGGTCACTCGTTGAATTTTCTTGCAGATGTAGAGGATGGCATGCGGATAGCTGTTGCTGGCGAGTACAATAGTAGGAAACAGTTTGTGGTGAAGAAGTATGCGGTTATCGGCAAGACGAAGATTATGATGGAATTTGAAATGATGAGAATATAAAAACCCACTCTCTAGTAAGGGTAAAGAGTGGGCAAAAGAAAGCGAGAGTGGACTACTCTCTGATTAATAGTTTATCACTTTTAGGTTTCAGTGCAATAAAAAAAACAGGCACCTATCGCCAGGGTGCCTGCCCTCCCTAAAAGGGAGTAGAAATGGATAGTTTCTGATTGTTAGTTTAGCATAAAACGTTTTCAGTAACAAGAATTATACTAACTTAACACAAAAGGAGCACCCGATTACTCGAATGCTCCTTGTAGAAAATAAAGATTTTCTTGGATTAATGCTATTATACAGTGTAACGCTTACATACGCAATAGAAAAAAGACCTTAGCTCTCGCTAGGGTCTTTTTTAAATATAATTTTTAAAATTAGACGACTTTGAGGCGACTACCACACAGGCAGCTTACTGATTATATATTACTTCCATAATATAATTTCGCGCTATTCAAAGAATTACAATCTAACTTCTAATAAATCATAGCATAGAAACAAACTGTGAGCAACCAAAAAGCAAAATTTATTTGCAAATGTCAATGTTGCAATACCTCCAAGGGAAATAATGTGGGCATCCTATATTACATATTTCCAGCAATTTCCTATTTCTTGCATCGTTATTACTTCCCAAAGCGTGGTTTTTCGCTACTCTAAATACTGTATTAGCAAACAAATCAACAACTTGAATCAAATCCTTTGACTTAGAATCTTTATAAGAGGTTTTTAATTCATTAAGTGTCGATGTTTCAATCATAAATTTTATTTGTAAATAATCTTCCAAACTATTTAGTGATTCAATAGCTGTGTTTCTATCGTCCAACATAATTTTCATAATGTTTTTCGATGAACTAGTGGAGATTTTATGGATATTGTTTAATGTCAGGTAGGTAAAATAATTGAAAGCTAAAGCTGTATTCGATTTTAAACTATCAATAATGTTAAAATTGTCAATTATTTTAAAATGAAACTTAACATCAGTTTTTTCTGCCAGACTTTCGAAAATAGTTTTTTTCATTCCGTAGGGCATTTCGGATCCTTTTATTTCATCTTTTATATCAAAATCGGTATCATGATTCTTGATATATTTTGCTTTAGCTTTTCTAAATTGTCGAATAACATTATACGGCTCGTCCGTTTCTAAGAATGCTATAACAAAAAAACGCGTACCTGGATACTTACTAGTAGTTATGCAACCAGACTCATCTACAAAAATCCTCATTTTTTATCTCCTACAAACTTCTTTTAAAATTATTTTACATCCCTCTCTATAATTTTTCAATGTAATTATAGTAAAGTCATTTATAAAACAATCATTTTTCTAAAATGGGACTGAAAAATATATAAAAAGCCCCTACTCTAAAGAGCAAGGGGTTCTACTATGTACCTTGTAGGACTCGAACCCGCATCTTCCGATATGAACCGGAGTATTCTACCAATTGAACTAGGAATACTCTTAAATAAGGATTATTATTTTTAAAACGTGTTATAATACAGAATAGAACGTCAGATCTTCCCCACAGTCCACTTCCCCAAGTAACTGTATCTGACGTTCCCTTTTTTTATGGGCGAGTGACTTCCCAATAGAGTAGATGTTACCTAGAAAACGATTTCTTTGCAAATGATACACTCATGTTTCTAAGTTCCACAAAAAAACAACCAGCCCGCACACGACTGGTTGCCGATCAAGATGAAACTGAGTTATGAAAAAGAAGTAAGTTCTGGCAAAACTTACACAATCATAATAGCTCTTTTGTTAATATCTTGCAAGCGCATTCTCGTCTAAACTTTTTTCAATGTCACTTAATATCGTGATACCAACGAGTTTCATAGAAATCTTGGAACCCGCCAGCTGTGTTACCCTTTGGATCGTTCGTTGCACGAGTCATAATAATTACTGACTTGCCACTAAATTGTTTCGCATTGAAGTTCACATCGTAGCCAACACTTCCCGTTGTACGATAGGCTGCGTTCACATCTGGTCTCGCAACTCCAGGTGCTTTCTGGCGTGCTAATTCTTTGCCAGTGGTCCGATCAATAATAAATACATATTGATACTTATAATTAGCGATATGCCAACCACGAGCCTTCAAGGTGTTTCCGATTCTCCCCCATTGATCAAGATGAGCATGGTTTCCTTTGCCATCGTTCAGTACAGAATATCCTGATCCTGCGGTAGTTGGATCTACAGGTTTGCTTGGAGTCGGTGCAGGTTTGTTCTCGTTTGATTCAAACCCATACTTCACATCATGCGCAAATTGCGCTTGAGACACACCCTGACTTGCTAAATAGCCATACGGGTCCGTATGATCGCCCCACCAATTCGTAGAAATGTATTGATGACTGATGACCCCTTTGCCGCCTACTGGACTGTCTACAGTAAGAGGAATATTAAACCGTTTCGCACTGTCACGAATTAATTCAATATAAACCTTATAATTTTGTTTAAATAGTGCAGGATTTGGCGTCGCTTGTAATTCAATTTGTACTGGTGAATTTGCATTGGCATACGAACCACCTCCGTACTGCACATAACCTGGTTCACCTACTTGGTAAACAATTCCATCACCAACGATATAAGCAGTATAGGCATTTGCCCAATTCCGTTTCATGAACGTCGCTTCGTTACGACCTGTTGCATTTGGATTTGCAGTATCATGCGCCACAATATAATTTGGATTCGCTCGAATTGAACTCCCCTCACCAGGACCTAAATTAAATTCGTTGTTAACCGTGTACGCAAGCCCATGAATCGGCAATAAAAAAAGAGCCATCACCAGGCTCAATAAAGTAATTTTCTTTTTCATTCTAGTCCTCCTACTATTCTTTTTCATCATCGGGAAACATCTTATATGTCCGGTTGGACACTCCTAAAACTGTTCCCAGGAAAGCGCCTAATCCAGTAATGATTATTACTACAACATCGGTATATTCCCAGTTGACCGCCTTTCCTACTAAGCCAACAAAAGTGGCCAATGCGGGTATAACTATCAATGCAATCCATTTTAAAATTTCAAACGTCTTATTTTGCATGCGATTCACCTCCTATAACTTAGTTAAGAAATATCCTAATATGGTAATACCTAAACCGATCATGTAACCCCATGACCATTTATTGTTTGCCTTCATTTCCTTTATGTCTTCTGCATTGTTAATCGCTAAGGCATGCGCTTTGTCGGCAACATCTTTTGCGCTATCCGCTTTCTCTCTCAATGTTTCGTAGTTATCTAATTTTGTTTCAATACGAACCAATCGTTCTACGACATCCTGTAAGGCATCTTCTTTCATAACTCACCAACTTTTCTAAAAATAAAAAGCACACTCGAAAGTGTGCTTAAATACGATAAAATACATCGAATGCTGCGTATGTCGCTCGCTGTTCCCAGTTCGTTCCTGTTGTTAAATAACCAAATTTAATATTTGGATCAGCTATAGTTGAATCATTCGCAGAATAACCACCGACACCGACTGAGACTGGCACAAACGTAAACCCCGAAACTTTTGTTGACCTGACATACCCGATCAAGTTTAACGAGTGTCTCGGAATCGCCCAAGATTCAAGAGCACAAATATAGACCCCTACGTCATTTTGACCACCGGTAACATTAACTCTAATGTGGATCTCTCCGTTAGAGGTTTCTTCAATGTAAGTTGGTCCGCTGAGGTCAAGACTATTGGGTAACATACCACTACGCAGTGCTGGCTCAAAGTATCTTAAGTTTCCACTAGCTGAATCAGTGGTGATATAATCCACACCCATTTCTGAATACTTTTGATGGTCATTGTACGGAACTGTCCAAAGCGCAAACTGCATCCCTACATCGTGGTATTGATCAATCAAACTTTGGGTAACGGTCGCTTTTGTATGATCTAAACTTGCTACTAAATTAGATTGGCGACACTTATCAAACATATCAATTGTATAATCACTGATTAACCAATGCATTACTGTTGCAGGCAAACGCTGCCTCATCTTAACTAAAACCTCATAAGTAAAACAGATTATGACGCATTTATTCTCAAGCCCTCTTCTGCGGATAGCAGTGACTATCGAATCTAATTGCGCATCAGTAAAGTCCGTTTTAAGTGGTGTGATTTCAATAACTGGTACAATTCTTGCCTTCAAACAAGCGTTTAGATATTGATCAAAAGTTGGTATTTTCTTTTCTGTATCAGATAAAGTACTAATACCATTACCTGTATCTAGTCTTAGAGCATCGATTTGACTAGATGTTTTATCCATAAAGTTTCCAGTTCCGTTTGTCATTCGATCTACTGTGCGATCATGAAAACAATACCATTTACCGTCCGTTGATAATTGGATATCTGTTTCAGCCCCCCAATGCCTTGACGTTTTTTCAAAAGCAACTATTGAATTCTCAGGATAAAAATAGTTATTCCCCCTGTGAGCAACGAATTTTGTTGCAGCAGTAAACGGTTGACCATAATTTTTAAAAACAGATGTATTTGTGCTATACGGTGTCATAACAACATTTTCTGATACTGCTGTTTCAGCAGTATCTTTATCACTAATATCTGATCGTTCGACAAACATTTCTTTTGATTCATTTTTTGAATAGAAATCAGCATCCTCAAATTCCTCAACAGATTGTTGTATTCTATTTTCAACTTCCGTTATTTTCGTATCCAGAGAAAAGTTAGCATCTTTAACTGCATTATCTAAATCGACTTTTGCTGAATCAATTTTCGCGTTAATTTCAACATACTGTTTGTTGACATCAAAAAAGCCAGCATAATAATAGTCTTCTAATTCAGGAATGTCTTCATCGATAGGAGACCGGTTTATGTCAAAAGTAAAGCGTCCGGCAGTATCAAGTGATCGCGTATCAGGTAATTCAATGTAGATAGAACCATCCACGCGGCCAACATAACCTAAAATGTTGTCTTCCAGAACGATAGACACAATGCCGTTTATTGCATCCTCGATCACTGCATGATAGATATGTCTCCCTCGTCCGGTTTCAGCAGTTTCAGAATTAAATTCTAAACAAACAGGCACAATAGTTCCTTCTGAAATAGATTGATTCAACCCATCTTTTTTTAATTGGAAAATAAGCCGCGCTGTTCCTTTATCGTGAGACCAAAAAACCACACCAGTTGGAATAGGAGTGGTCGCTTTTGCCTGAATGATAATGATTTCTTCATTTGTTTTAAACATTAAATAAACACCTGCCCTTTAGTAACAACCAATCCTAACTGAACTTTGTATTTAGTTGTCGAACCCGAGGTAGTTGATGATGCATCTGTTACTGTTGCACCTGAATCCGCCGAAATCCCTACTACATTACCAGACCCTGTGTTCGTTCCCGAAAATAAGGCGGTTGACATCGCAGAAGCCTTTAATAGAATGGATTGATCCGCGAAGTGAGAGTAATAGACGTTCATCTTGGAATTTCCATTCACATACAGTGCATTGTAATTCGTAGATGACGATGTATTTTCAGCACACTTAACTTTATTCAAAGCGAGATACCCTCCTTGTTTACAATAAAAAGCACATTTATTTCCGTCTGTTTGAATAGCATTTGCAGTATCAACTGCCTGTAAACCATATATTTGAAAATAGCCGGCTGAAGAGGCAAACCCTATTGAACGAACTTTTACTGGCAAATCTACTTTACTTAAATCAAAACTATCTACATTTTGAATTGTTCTGATTGTTAGTGATACACAGGAAATATTGGAAATAATGACATTTTCCAGATACACACCATCATCAACCCAAATAGTCGCTCGTGCTGAACTAATTAAAGGAACCATATTTGTTGCCATCTGAATTGTTTTGAATGGTTTTTCCTCCGTCCCATCGCCATTTTTATCATCGCCTTTTTCTATCGAAACAAATAAGTCGATCGTTGCACCGTAAGTCCCCATTAATTTCCCAATTCCGTTGTTCAGTTGCTCCATCTGTTTTTGCTGATTAAGCAACGTACCGTTTGTATTCTCAACATCTTCATCATGTCTATTTTCTGCAGCAAGTAATCTTGATTCTAAAGTATCGAATGTTTCACCTTTATTATTTACTCGCGCGTCCACCACTTCGTTTTGCGAATCTCCACCACTATGCAAGACAACATTATCAATGCGCTTATTCGCCACATCAATTTTCTGATTTTGTCCTCGAATGATTCTATTTAAGATATCAACATTGTCGTTAAACGTTTTTTTCCACTCTGATGAAATTCTGTTTTTTATGAGTTTGAGTAATTCCATTAAATCACTCCTTTCTTAGCGAGATTCGCTAATATTGATGTCATTGTTTTTTTAGTGTTTGATAAAGTGATCTCTGGTGGTTTGTTAGGTAACGCTGGATATGTTGTCATACCAACCACTTGAATAGTTGTGTTGATATTCAAAGGTTCATAAATGAACGGCACCTTATCACCTTTATTTACGGCTGTTGCCCATTTCATTGTTACCGTTCCTGAAATATCAGGATAATCGTGTAGTTCTTGCTTCAAACGAGCGGTCATATTTGATGCAATAGTATACCGTTCATCTTCAATAGGATCTTGAATACGAATGCCCCATTTTTCAGATTCAGGAGAGGTGTATGTGATTGGACTAAATAAATATTTATCGTTGTCATCTTTTTTACCAAATCCCCGAATTTGAGTTTTCAATGCGAATGTATCGATATCAAACTTCACATCATCAGTATTGTATTTGTATCTGATTTGCTGCTCGGTAACTTTTCCATATGCTCCTTTAGGATAGAAGCGCAAGTATTTGTTGTCCGGAATAACGATTGCACCGTAATCATCTAGCACCTCATTTATAAGATCTAGATAGTTCCCGTTACCAAAATTTTCTTGTTCCACAGATAAAAAAGTATTATCTGCATCGATGACTTCCCATGAAAAACCATTGTTTCCACTGCTAAAAATATGAGTCAGCAATTGTTTAATAGTTTTTGTTCCTGTTAAAACGTTATATTGCCAACAGTCTTGAATGGTGTAGTAAATATGTGTTGCTGTCACATCTTTATAAACCTGTTCTCCTGAAGCGTAGCTTGCCATTTGTTTAATCACGAAACGCTGACTGTTCCAAATAACAAAGTTTTCGTAATCGATTAAATCGAACGTCATACTATTTAAGTCAGATTTACATACAGTGAAACTGACTTCCCAAGTTTCATTTTCTTGCCAAGATTCAACAAAAGAATCCTTATCATAATCGACAAGGATTTCTTCTTTATCTTCTTTTAAATTTCTGATTAATATATCGGTCATAAACTCACCTACTTGTACAAGTAGTAGAAATCCCATGAGGTTTCTACATTAGCTACATTTTGTATTTCGATGTCATTCAGACCTTCAGCAAGAGTTATCAAACCATGATTCGTATCAATGCCACGATTTACACCGTTTAGCTTCGGATAGACACGATCTAAAGTGATTGTTTGTCCTGAGTTTGTTGAAAATTCAGGATAGTAAATAAATCGATCACCAGTTGTTCGATTGAAAATCGTAGCATTGCCTAACGACTCGCCTTGTAAAGTTATTTTTAAATACACTTCTCTAGGATCTACAGGAAAACTTCCAGCGTTATAGATAGTAAAACGACTAGTTTCATGAGTATATTTGTAATCGTCATCTACAAGTCCCTGACTGAATTGCCATTCATTATTCAGACTGAAATCAGATAGCGTTGAGGTAATCGATTCAGCGTATCCTTTAAATACATTAAAAGATACAGTGAAATGAGACATGAAAAACGCTTTTCTTGTAACCGATATACTGTCTAAAGACACCGGATAACGTTTTCCCGGCTCTTTCGAATAGATGAAATAGTACTCAGCTTCTCGAGAAAACAATTCTCTCAACTCGGTTTCTCTTAAAACGAGATCGTCTAAAGTCCTGACCTTTAAATCAAAATCAAGCATGATTGGAAATGAATCAAATGAATGATTAACTAATCTTTGACCGATGGATCCTTGAAATGATGTGAATTCATTTTTGGGGACTGGCATTCCAATGACAATTGAAGCAACTTTAATATCATGATCATTCGTCAAACAGTAATCACAATCGCTAAATCTTAATAAGACATCTGTTTTTACCATCTAAGCCCTCCTTGCCATATATAGCTTACGTTTTAAAGTTCCCGCATTCGTTTGATCAACTGAATGTCCAACTTGTTTTCCATCCAAAATACTGTTCACTTTGACTGGTCTTTCGTTAATCTTATTTATTAACTGATTTAAATCAGTTTGAGTCACAAAGCGACCGGTTGAGTTATCGTTTGAAGAATAGCCTTGAGCAGAAGGTGTTGGCTTATACTGTTCTCTAGCTGCTATCGCTTTTTGAATCAGCAAATCAGCGCTGTCCTTGGCAGGGTTGATAATAAATTCCTTAGCATAATTCGGGTCTTCACCAATCCATGCAAGCGTTGGTTTATCTACTTCTCCGCCATTGGCGTATCCAACACCTCGATACGCTGCACCTAAGGAGCCGTATCTAGCTACTGCATATCTGATAGAAGCTAAAATGTTGGAAAGTGGATCATAAACATTTTTATCGTACCCTGGTCTAGCATAAGCCTTAAATGTAGAATCGATTGTTTGAAGTAGACCCTTTGACGGATGCCCGGCAGCAGCATTACTATCCCATAAATTGATAGCATTAGGATTACCGCCTGACTCTGTTTGCATTTGAAAAAGCAACGAACCTAAGCTTCCGGCAGAGTACTGTCCCTCCATTTTTAGTGCTTTTATCGCAAGATTACGCCATTGTTCAACACCTGCAGAAGCATTAAAATTAACTTTTCCACCTTCATTCGAACCAGCTTTAAATACGTCTCCAGCATGTTTCATACCAGAAATGTGTAAATGGTCATAATGATCACCGTCCGTCCATGGACCCCACTCGTTATGAACACCTGTCCCGGATGTTCCCTTTCTATCTCTTACCTTATTTTGAGTAATGACGTAAGCAACATCGGATGGGAATTTTTCAAAGGCATAGTTTGCAGGGTCAAAATATTTACTAGAACCATTCATAGAACCTGGATAAGCAATATCAATAGCTGCATGTTTCCCGTGATCGTAAGGATCACCTGGTCGAAGTCCGCTTGTAATCGTCATGCCTGGAAATTTCTTCATTACCTTTTCTGCTACATTAACTAAATACTGATAAACGCCATTCGCGTTCATAGCCCCATCAAAACTACCGGAACTTCCAAATTCTTCTTGATACTTATCGAATAACGATTGAGCATATTTGATTACGTTGTCCTTAACCGTATTCAAGCCACCTTTAGCAACCTTGAATTCTGCTGAGTCTCCTAATGAGTCCAAAAACTTGGATATACCAAGCTTATCCGTGACAGTGTTGTAAAGTTTATCGGCTCCATCAAAGACAAAGTCTTCAACATTTTCAGCCTTCTCTTTGACCCAATCCGCTATGTTGTTGATCGTTCCCCAAACACCACTAGCATGAGCCGGCAATCCTCTAGTCATAGATAAGAACTGTTTAGAGGCTTCGTGTGGGAGAATCGATGTTCCGGCTTGTAAAGGTCGGATTTCAGGACCTTGAGAACCAACTGCAAAAATACCTTTAGTGGGATGGTGAGCTAATTCAAATCCTTCTTCACCAACTAGCGCAATTTCATCTTCTGTTAGACCGCTTGTACCTTTTGCGTGAGCACCCCATTTGGGAATTTTTCCCCATCCTTTATGCAATCCATTTAACAACCCGTTAATACCATCCACAATGCCATTCACAATGGATTTAAGGTTGGTTTGTAATCCTTTCCAAGAACCTTGTACTGTGCCAGTTTCATTTTGTGATGCTCCAATATGTTGCCTAGCCTGCTCTTGCGCTGTTCTTACAACAGCCGCTTTTTGAGAACGTATTTCTTCGCTAACTCTATTTTTTTGATCACGTGCTTTTGAGGTTACTTTGCTGAATTGGTCATTCGCAGCATTTCTAGTCCCATCACGTTGCTTTCTAGCTTCTTTGACAACTTTTTCATACTGTTCTTTCGACAAAGTACCTGTTTCATCACGTTGTCGTTTAGCTGCTTTAACAGTCTCTTTGTATTTTTTTTCAGCAGCATTAATAACATCATCACGAGTCTTTTTTGCTGGTTTGACAGATGCTTCGTAAAGTTTATCTGCCTCTTCTTGCGTCGCCTCTAAATCTTTTGCACTTAACTTGCCTTTTTTCTTACGTAGTTGTTTAAGCAAATCTTCTTGTTCTTTAGCGCCGCTTTCGATTGCTTCGACAGCTTTCCCATTCATGGCAAATTGATCAGCAACATAATCCTTGACGAACTGTTTCCGTAATTTATTAAGTTCTTTATTTTTTTGTTTTTCACTTTTGCTGGAATCATTCTGAATGCCTTCTACCTTTTTGTAGTATTCGTTGACGGTCGTCTGCATTTTTATGAGCGCATCTTTTTTACTTTTTTTGGAAGCATCATTGTTTTCTTGTTCTTTTTTGAGAAGTTTATCAGCTTCTTTACGTGTCATAACCCCTTGTTTAACAAGTAAATCTAGATCCTTTTTGGATCTTTTTTGTTTGCTGTCATAGTAATCATCGATGTCTTTGCCCATTTCTTCAAAAAGTTTATCGGATTCTTTTTTTGCTTTTTGAGCACTCTTAGTATCAATTCCCATCTTAATAAGAAGTTCTTTATTTAACTTATTAATTGCAGGGGTAATCTTTTTGCTGATTTTCTTTTCGTCTATTTCGACCTCGATTTCAGCTTTTGTTTTTTCTACTTTAGGCTTCAACGGTTTTCCATTCAGAGATTCTTGCAAGCTGCCAACAAAGCCACTACCAAATTTCGATCCGGCAAACTGTCCTGCCACGCCGCCTAATACGGTACCTATTGCGGTACCAATTCCTGGCGCTATCATCGTACCGATCGCCGCGCCTAATTTAGCACCACCAAGACCGCCGCCGATACCGCCTAAAAATCCTCCGGTTTTTTCTCCTGTAGATCCTTTTTTGAAAAGCTCTGGTACACTTGCTAGCACGCTTATAACCGGCGTTAACTTAGCCAGTCCTGTCACTAAAGATCCTAATTTCGCTGCAATACCTGTTCCACCAACAGCAGCAGGCGCTACAGTAGCTGCCGTCTCCGTAACTGTTTGTGTTACTCCTGCTTTAGCAGTGTTTCCAAATCCTCCGCTTAAAAAACTGGTTGCTTTTTCGACTGCAGTAAATTCAAGTAGAGATTTACGAGCTTGATTGATCATCGAAATGAATTCAAAACCTTTTTTCACTGCGAACATAGTCACAAGTGCTTTACCCAGTAATTCAACTTTATCTTTATTGTCAGCTAGATTTTCAATGATTTTATCCAACTGTTTAAGAGGATCTTTGATTTTCTTTGTATTATCATCGATCAAACCGAACATATCTGCGACAGCAAGGAGAATATCCTTTCCTTGCTCCCAAGCGCCAGAAATCAATGCACCGGCTAAGTCCTTGACGTTGCCAGTGATATTTCCAATCGTGGACTTGTTTCGATCCAAATAAGAAAAGACATCAGAAACATGTTGGAATAACCCGACAACAGAATCAGATGCGCCGTTGATTATACCTGTAAGCTTATCTTTACCTAAATGCTTAATAATATCATTAATTCCGCCAACGATATTCGCTTGTAAATTTCCAATTGCGCCTTCAAAAGTTGTGGTTGTTTTAGCGGCTTGAATTGCGCCATCGTTCATTCCTAGTTTAGTAATCGCTTGGTTAAACTCATCAGCAGAAATCTCGCCTTTTTCCATTGCATCACGGAAATTACCTGTGTATGCACCGTTTTCAACCATCGCTTTTTGTAACACGCCTGATGCACCGGGTATTGCATCTGCCAACTGATTCCAGTTTTCAGTAGTAAGTTTCCCTGCCCCTGCTGTTTGGGTAAGCATCATTGCTACTGCCTTGAAAGTCTCAGCACTCCCGCCAGCTTGAGCATTCAAGTTACCTGCTGCTTGAGTTAATTCGGTATAATTTTTAATACCGTTTGCCGCTAATTGAGCAGTTGTGTTAGAAACTGTAGAAAGGTCATATACAGTATCATCTGCATATTTTTGTACAATTTTAGTCGCTTCGTTGATCTCTTTTTCACCAAATCCACCTAGTTTCATAGTGGATTTAAATTTATCGATTGAGTCAGAAGCTTGTACAGATTCACCGATTAATTCACTAAAACTACCAGTGATTACTTGAATTGCACTTGAAGCAACTCCAGCAATTGCACCAATAGAAAGCTTGTCCTTTAAGCTCATATACTTCGATTCTGTTCGTTCAGCAGTTTCCCCAAGTTCTTTTGTTTCAGACTTTGCTTGAGTGGCATCAGCATTCAAAATAGTTTCTTTTTGTTTAGGTATTTCACTAATACCTTCTTTAGTTGCTTTGATCTTTAAGCTAGCGCCATCGTTATCAGCTTTCAGTTCAGTGATCTTACTTTTTGGAATATCCTTCAAAAAAGCTTTTGTTTCCTTGACATCTTTTTCTGCATCTGAATTATCGGCCTTAATAGTGAACTTAACTGGTTTATCAAGAGTTTGATCAACATCCTTTTTCATGGATTTAGCAATTGTTTCAATTTTTGCTGTCTCACTTTTGAACGAGTCGTCAATCTTTGATCCAGTATTTATACCTAGCTTAGTCAAAACATCATCCACAAAAGAAACATCGTTCTTGAATTTAGGTAAATTAGCCAGCATGACATCAATGTTAATCGTTGCATCTGCAGCCATGTATGTACCTCCTCTCCTTATTTATTTGATTGTGCTTGAGCAGCTAACATGTCGAACATGCTGCCTAATTGATTATCTAAATTACTTACAGTCTTTTCAGAATCAAGCGCATAGTACTCTTGTAGTTCTAACAAAGCTGTTAATGCTTCCCCTTCTAAGCCAGCAACACTTCTTGAGCGAATAGATAAGATGCGTTGAAAATGTGTTTTCTCACTCAATCCAGCCAGTAACGCTTTGAACGTTAAGTAGTGCATCTTTCCTCTTTGAGTCAGCAAATCAATTCCATAATCCGCAAAAAAAGACGCATAGATTGCACCGGCGTCTTGCGTATACGAATATAATTTTTCAGGTTGTCCGTCTGTCTCAAATGATTCGTCGTTTTCAGTGTTGCCATAAGCATTTTTTTGAATGTAGTTGCTGATGTCTTCCACAAATTTACTTTTTTGATCAAAACTAAATCGTTTAGCAAGGATATCGTCACCAAAATAAAAGAGGTCAAAGGCTTTATATATTTTCTCGAAGGATTGTAAACGATCGTCCTCCAATAGTTCGTAAAATTTTAGCACTGTATCGAAAGAAAGATCGATTGGTATTTCAATATCATCAATTAAGATGCTTGTCTCTAAATCATCAATTAAATCAAACAATCAGATCACTTCTTTTTATTATTTTTGTGACGGTTGCTGTAATGTTTATCAGCTGTTTTCTTTCGTTCGACCATTACCTTATCCAGTTCTGCTTGAATCAATCCGATAACTGTGTTCAGAACTTTTGTACTTGAACCATAAAATTCATAAACACGTCTGCCTTCTCCTTCACCTAAAACTGCATCTAACGTAGCTAAGGCGCTATCTCGCATTGAATCAATTTCATTTTGAGTAAAAGTTTTGTATTGGTCTGCTGTTGTCGTTTCTACATCATCCATTTTTTCTAACTTAGAAACCATGTCTCGCAGTTGAACAGATACTTCAATGTTTGTATAGTTAGCTAATGCTTGATCGACCTCATCTGAAATAATGACATCGTAGTCTTGACCCGCAATTCGTAATCGTTTAGTTAGTGATAACTTTTCATCTAAATTGATAATATTGTTAATAGCCATTCGTTTTCCTCCTAATAGCCAGAGGCTATGAAGCCTCTGGTTATAACGTTCTCAATCTTTTTTATACAGCTGTAACGGTTACTGTGCATTTAGCAGTTTTGCTTGCAGTAGTTGTTGTTACTGTAATATCTGCTTTGCCCTCTTTAACAGCTGATACTTTACCAGCTGTATCAACAGTGGCTGTTGTTATATCGCTAGATTTCCAAGTAACAGTTTTATCAGTTGCCGTTGATGGTGTAATAGTAGCTGTTAAGGTTTCATTTGCCCCAACCACAAGCGAAGTCGTCGTTTTATTCAACGCTACACTGGCGGGGCTAATTACTCCCCCACTGCTACCGATTTAGGCTTGCCGTTGAATGCCATTGTGAAGCTGAACGTTTGTTTAGCATTAGCAGCACCGCCGAAAGGTACAATAGCAGTCAATGTGACAACTGATTGAACTTTGTTTCCTTTGGCATCCGTCCATTGAGCTAGGGTACGTAACTCATCCCCAATAGCTAGGAATTTACTTGCTACATAATCTTGCGCAGCATCTCCAAACACACGGTGTCCCGCAACTTGGAACGTGATATTTTTACCAGTTACAGTTGAATCAGTGAATCCTTCACCATCGTAGTAAGCTGATGCGTCTGTTGTATCTGCCGCTGCAGGTGTAATAGTGGTGATCCCTGCTGCTAATGGTGCGAATTTAGCCGATGCGATTTTATCTAAATCTGTACTTCCTGAAGTGTCGATTTCCAATTTGTTTTTGAAGTTCAGTAAAGATTCTTTGTGTGAAATATTTTCTACCATTTGTGTTTCCTCCTAATTTTTGAATTGATGAATGGTAATTTTGATGCCTAATAGATAAGTTGAGTTCCCTTGCACGTCCTGTTCGCTAACAAAAGGAGTCTCACTTATTTCGATACCTAAAAAGACGAAGCTCTCATCTTCTGATTCCAAAGTCGAGAGTTCGTCCAAATGATTTGATATGAGCCAAAGCGTTTGATTGGCTTTTTCTTGGTCTTTCGTGTTAAATCCGACTTCATACAACATTTCTCGTTCTTTCGTACCGTCAAAGTATTCCTCAACTGTTCGACTTCCCGGCATTGAATAGACGCAAAGCGTGTCTTCTCCATTAAGGAATCCCATCGAGCATGGCATTGGAAGGCCTTGAATAGAATCTATTGAATCGGATAATCGTTCCCATAAATCCACTACAAGTTCCCTCCTTTGATAAATGCTCTACGCCAAGCGTCCATATGATTCGCTTTTGCTCGCAAGTCCCAACGTCTACTTGTTCCAGGTGTGGTGTAGTTTCTGACCCTACCCCCATTAACGATCCCTCTAAATTGAGGCCTTGCATAAGGCACTGCATAAGTTATCCGGTTTTTGCTAACAAAAGATTTGTCTCTTAAATGTCCTTGACGTTTTGGTGCATAAAGATTCATATCTATGTGCATTTGAGATGTCATATAGTACAGTGCTGAATTGATATTTACCACCGACAGCTTACGATCTACACCGTTTTTCTCGACTTTCACATGTAGCATTACAGCACCTCCAACTCATACGAGTAGACTTCATTGCTGTAAGGATTGCGGTTATCAACGATCGTCGTGATAGTGTATGTTTCGCCTTCGAAATCAATCTCTGAACCAACATGTTTCTTAGTTATTGTTGGCATTGGGTCAGACACACCTGCAAACAAAAAAGCGATAGCGTTCGCTACCACTTGCCGATTGTTGTTACTTCCGCTGTAAACTGTTTGAGGTTGAAAAATCATGTGATTAATCGTGATTGGTTCAGAAAATACAGGTTTTTGCCATTTGTCATGACCATCTAGCAACCTCAAAGTAATTGACTGGTTACAAAGTTCTTTTGGCATTAAAGGAATCATCTATAGTCAACTCCCTTGTAAAGAAGTCCTGTATAGATCAATTCGTTATACGCCTCTGTAGCAACCATTGTTCTTCCGACCGTTGCTGCATTTGTACTACCAGATTCAATGCGCATACGACCAACGCTGACACTTGAAGGGGAAGCATTTAGTAAGTCTGATAACGAAGTAACTCCAACTGACTTCAAATATTCAATTTGGACAGCCATTGCGATTTTGAACTTGTCTACACGATACTTGAAAGTATCATCTGACAAAGAGTTTTTCATGTAAAAATCACCGGTAACACGATTTAGTTGGCGCTCAGCGTATTGTTCTAATTCGTCGAATACTTTTTCATCAGATACTTTACTAAATCCAAGTTCTTTATATTCTTCATGTGTAAGATAGCTCATAGTTGCCTCCTTTCAATTAAAAAAAGGATAGCTACTAAACTATCCTTCGCTTGGTGCAGTTACTGTGATTTCACAAGTAGCAGTTTTACCATTTACAGTTTTCGCTGTGACCGTCGTAGCTCCTACTTTAATAGCAGTAACCTTTCCTTGCACTGGCGTTACTGTTGCAACCGTCGCATCGCTAGAAGTGAATTGGACTGATTTATCTGTTGAATCAGTCGGTGCTACAGTAGCAGATAATGTTTCTGTTGCTCCCACCGTTAGCGTAGCTGTTGTTTTATTCAAAGTTACGCCGGATGGGTCTACCCTTTTGGGGCCAAAGAGACAGATACACCTTCTTTTTGTTTTTCTTTAATAAAGCAATCGTGGTACAGACGGTTTTGGTACAAGTACCCGTCGCCTTGAGAATGTTCGCCTGGCGCAAACAAGAAGACGGTGTTTTCTTTAACCACGGGGATAACTGCTTGTTTAGCGACAACTAAGATATTGATGTCTTTTGCATCAGAGGTAGCAACGTATCCATCTGAAAAATTGTATTTCGTTTTAAAACGAGTATCGTCCCAAACTTCGACTAGCAACACGCCATCCAACGAAGTTACTCGGGATTCTAAAGCAGTCTGTCCAACGTTTTGATTGGTAATGTTGCGAGTGAACTCAGTAGATCGTTCTAGTGCATCCATTACTGTTGTTGATACAAACGCTACTAGGTTTTGCGGGCCGAATTTACGCGCTGGTAAAATAGCAGCTTTGATTGCAGAATAAGCATTTTTCTCAGTAATTGTTTCTTCCTTAGTCTTGCCTGCCCCAGTTGCTAACGTAGAGAAACGATAAGCATCGATTTCTGGTTGAACGTGTTCTGTAATAAATACATTTGAAATGTTTGCTACAGCTAAATCTTGATTTGTTTCATCAACATCTTGTTTATCAATGTAGAATTCAACGTCACGATCTTGTCCCATTGTATAAACTTTTTTGTCATTTCCGTAAGTTCCACTGTTAAATCCTTTGTTGCGTGTGTGGTTTTTTAAACCAGAAGTTGAAATAGTAGTCAATGTAAATGATTTACCACCGTTTACTAATTCTACTTGTGGAACACCTAAGATAGTAGTTAACAGCCCTTGGGTGATTTTTTGATCGAAAATTCCATTGTCTTTTGTGATGTAATTAATTGCCATGTTTTATTCCCTCCAAATTTAATTTTTGTTTGGCATAACTCCTAATGCTTTAGCGAACGCATCTTCTTCCACATTCTGGCCAGAACTAGGATTGCCCCCGAAGGTAGCCTTCTTACCGTCGGGATTAGGTGGAACCTGTTCAGATTGGCCAAATAAATAACCGTCGCTTTCTTTAAGCGCGGCCAGTTGGTCATCTAATCCTTTTAATCCTTCGTCTGTCAGTTCCAATGATTCGCCGTCTAGCAAGGCTTTAGCAGCCTTAATGTTTTTAGCTCCAGCTTGAGTTAGAGCTAAGTCAATCACTGATGATTTTTTAAGATCAGCAATTTGTTGTTCAGAATCGGTTTTGTTTTGATCAAGACGCGTCTGTAAATCAGTCACTTGCTGTTCCAAATCTTCGTTCCCTTTAGACTTTGCTTTAAAGTCATCAAGCTCACTTTGATTTTTGTCTAACTGTTCTTGATACTGAGTCGCTTGCTGCTCCGCGGTAGACACCTTGCTGTTCAGTTCGTTTACAGTTACGCCGTGCAAAGCCATTACTGATCCAATCTGCTCGTCTGTTAAACCTAATTCTTTTAATTCTTCTCGTTTCATTTCATTCATCCTTTCGTTGTTTAACGAGGCTACGCCCTCGATGGATTGAACAGTTTAACGCCATATTCAGGGCAAAATAAAAAGCCTAGCGATCGCTAAGCTTAAAATTATTAACTTTGTACTTGTTCTCTACTGGAATCTCGAACCAAGAAATCATGTTCGCTGATAAGTTCTCTTAACTGTTTCTGTTTGTTAGCAATCACTTGTTTGCACATCTGGACAGTTTCGGGATCTTCCAATTCTAACGCCGCATTCATACGTTTCTTCTGATAGCGAATATCACGCTCAAGCTTACGCTGTTTTTGTTGTATTTCAGCATTTTCTTGTGCTTTTTCTGGGTCATATTGCGGTTGATTATTTGTATTCACATCGGGTCTCCCGGGGTAAAGAATGTGTGTGCAATTAATTCCTTGCGTTCCACTGGGTTCGCCATATCCATGATCATAAATAGATGGTAAATGTTTGAACTCGTCTGGCGCTTCATTTTTCGGCACAGTTAATACCCATCCGCCTTGAATTGGCGCACAAGCTTCACGAGCTGCTGGATGACTACTCATCAATGCAGTGACACAATCGAAGTCTTCCATTCGTTTCAAACGAAGATCATTAAACGTTCTGTGTGAGGTGGATTGAATCACTGTTCTCGAGTAAGCCTCCATTGACCACTCACGACCAGCTTTATCGACAAAGCCTGACTTAATTCCCATATCTACCATTTTGTAGACGTTATCTCTAACAGCTTTCTCGTGCGTTTTAAGCCCGGTCATGGATTCTAGGGTAGATTGTTTAAGAATTGCTTGATAGGCTCGCATTACAGCGTTCTCGTTGAAATTCGTAGTGATTAACGTTTGATTGACATTGTTGTTTAAATCTTTGAACGTTTGACGAACCAAAGAGTCCAGAATTTTATTTACGTCGTCAGATACAGGAACACTTTTATGGACCATTCGCTCTAACTCTCGATCAATTTCATTAACGATCTTCACGCCGTTCCCCTTGATCAATTGTTCAATTGCTTCTTGAGTCTCTCCTGTGTAGCTTGCTAACAAATCAATGACTTTATCGTTCAGTGTACCCATTTTAGAAAGTTGATTTACTTGCCACAAAAGCACGTCTTCTTTAGCTACATCTTGAAAACGAGAATGTTTTAAGGCTTTGATTATGATGGTAAAGATTCGGTCTTCTAGTTCTGAATAGATATTAATAATTGAATTCGCAGTCTTTTGCATCTTTTCTGGTGTAATCATAATTAATCACCTAAATCGAATAAGGCATCTTGACTACGCCGTTCGGTTGATCCCGCTTCTGGCATTTCATCTTTTAATGCAGCTAACCAATCTTCTAATTCCTCTTCGTTTAGATTGTAATTACGGATAAGAAACTGTTTCTTAGGCATTACGCCAGCAGTTACAGCCTTTAGATCATTTTCTAATTGTTTGTTACGATCGACAAATAGACCATCCTCAAAACTAACTGTTACTAAATAACTATCATATTCAATAGAGAATAGCGGTTTCTCGCTTTCAAACATTTCTCCGTATCCCGCAAGCTCAAAAATAGAATGGATTAGTTCGTTAATAACTTTTTCAACCATCGTTAAATAGCTTGAACGCGTTTGATACGTCATAGAATTGTTAGAAACAATCTCTGTTGCCGTTTTAATCCCATCGTCTGCATAGTTCATTGAGCCAACAGATAAACCTACTTGCACCTCAAACTCTTTGATCAGATGACTAATAGCATCCTTATACTGAACCGTCCGAATAGGTGTAGTGATATCCTTAACCCCGATATTTTCAGCACCATACACACCAGCAAAAACATTCTGATCAGTGTCGAACAGCGGCGGGCGCAATTGATCTACTCTAAGAAACTCTGCAGGAACAACAACACGTCGTTGACCTAACTGAATTTCCCAAGCAAATTGATCATGCGTTGTGTTGATTGTGTCCAGAATCTCTTTTGAGTTATCGACAATACCAGCGCCCAATGGACTTTCTAACGATTTGTTATTCGCACCAGGTGTTCTAAAGTATGCAAAAAGCGGTCTTTTCAATCCTTCTAATGTGACAGTTTCAGCCAAATCAGGATATAGAATCGACAGTGGAACTTGCTTTCCAACAACGTTGTCATTGTCTGATTTATAAAGTTCATTGCTTATTACATACTTATCATCTTGCCACTCATGAAACTCAAGCAGAGTGTAATAATAATTGGTATCTCCTTCTGTCTGAATCGACTTTGTAGCAATCGCGCACTCACTTACTTCATTCGTATTTGAGCGCAACGGATAAAATTGATCTGCACGGATCCATGAAATTTTGATCTTGTCACCGTCAACATAAGGACGCATAGCAAAACCGCCTGCAGCAATACCTTTTTCAAGGTTCAACTCAAATAGATTGTAGAAATTGTTGTCATAAAGTGTTTTATCTAGGAACTCTACAGCTGATTGAATGCTTTTCGAAGCGTCTGCTTGCTCCTCCTTGTCTTTTAATGCTACTTTGCACTTCTCATTAAAGATGATACTCGCTAACCGTCTAGAAGCCGTCTTGGTGATATTCAGGGACTTAAATTCTCTTTTCTGTGTTTCCCCGTATGAATTACGATATTGTATATCAGGAAATAGATTGGAATAGTATCTAAAGTTTCTTGCAATCCGATCGTACTCTCTTGAATCAATCCCAATTTTGGGATGATCCGTTACCTTAGCAATATCACGACCAGTAAAACTCATATTCACGCTATCAACTCCTCTCTTGAATATACTTTTAATCGTTTGGAATACTCCCATTTTCTCACCTACCATTTCAGGTCTAAATCTTGCAGATTATCACGTACAAAATATTGAAAACCATCACAAGAGTGATCATCCTCTTTAATAACTTTTGGATCATCACTGTTCAACGTGTCTTCGTCCCATTGATACTTTTTGTGTTCCTCAATAAATATCTTATTGCTTTCTTTTTCCAAATAAAAAAACCTACCTTGTGCAAGTAAGCTTTGAACGTGATCAATCATGTCTACTTTTTTAGCTTTAGCTACAGTGTGTAATCGGACATTGTAATCTAGATAATATTGATTCCTTAATGCGCCTTCTGCCGAATCAATCGTAATTTGATAGGCATATTTATCGTATTCAGTCTGACAACGATCTATGAAATCATGCAAATCTTTTGATAGTTCAGTTGGCGCTTTCTTATTTGCTTTACCTGCAGGGCTGTAATAATACGTATCTAATAAGATTACATTCTTTTTTCTAGTAAGCGCGTAACACCCGCATGTTGTTGCAGATACCTGGTGACCACTATCGATTGAGAAATAAAGATTCGCTATGTAGTCATCATCAGGTATTTGATCTAATGGATTAAAATGATTCATATTATAGATATGAGTCCCTAATCCAATGACTTCGCCACGATAGAGCCACTTGTAATAGTCTTCATCATTCTTGCGGTAAGTCTCTATTAGTTTAAGTTGCTGCGGATCAGTAAAACCTAATTCATCATCTAAGTAAGTTGAATGGTCCACTAAGTGATCATCAAGTTCTTTACATTTCTCAACCCACTCGTTGACCCAATCATATGGATTCTTAGGAGGATTCCACGAATAGTAAACTCTTACTTGATCTACCCATTCAGAACGCTGACGAATAAATGTAGCGTTGGTTTGGTCAAATACTTCACTACTCTGAAAATTAGCAGCTTCTTCATACCACAGTGAGATAATATCGCCTATCGCATTAGATTTAAGCTTTAGCGGATCATCGACGCCATAGAAGTAGAATGCTGAACCGGTACGCTTATGAATGATCGTTAAAGGAGCCATGCGATACCTGTACTCGTTGGCAACACCCAACATATTCAATGCCCATTTAATTTGCAGATAAACAGCGTCACGCAAGTATTTGTGCTGAGACATCATGCACACAACGTTAACCTTATGCTTTGCCTGCGTATGCTTCTTCATTTCTGTCGCTAATTTCAAGCTAATAACAGATGATTTAAACGATCCACGCCCACCTTTCATTAAGATATATGGACACCGTGTGTGCCACATCTTATAAAAATGAGGGTTAATCATTCCAGTTAGTTTAATCCGAGGTTTCGTCTTGGCTTTCATCGCCATTTAAATCAACCTCACTTTCTATTACAGGTATGTCATCAACAATAATCGTCTGCTCTTCTGTCGGATCATAGCCATCGTCTAATTGCTTCAATTGTGCTTTAGCTAGATCAACTTGAGTGTTCATGAGTTCAAGTTTCTTACGTCGCTCATCTTGTTCATCAGCGATTGATACGAACTGTTTTATTAAATTAGCAAGAGTACTCATGGCTCTGGATTGAGCGTTCATAAAGTTCGCTTGTTTATCCCAGGCATACTGAATAGCATATTCTTCAGAACTGCCACCTTCGCTTGAAGACCACTTAGATACTTCTTTTGAAAGACTATCATCGTAAGCAACATACATTATTTTTTGTGCTCTAATGATTGCAGTATATTGAATCATTATATTATTCCAAAGAATATCTTCCGGCTTAGAGGTTGCAACCTCATTCATAATTTCAAGCGTTTCTGATGGCAACCAATTAGCGAATAATCCATGTGTAACAGCATTCTTATTACTCTCAGGCGCTCCTTTATTATTTGGAACCGTTGCGTCTTTGGTTGCAACCTTTTCTTTAGACCAATAACGAGACTTCCATGATTTAACTGTGCTAATTGACACATCGAACTTTTCAGCAATCTCCCGATATTTCAGGCCTTTCTGGTAATCATCAAAAGCTTGTTCATATTTCTTCACATGTGACACCACCCCACTATCGCAACATTTGTTTTGTAAATAAAAAGACCACTCGATGAGTGATCTAATAAAAATCGGACCAACGCCACTAAAGCTCGCTAGTCCTACAAACAATGATTTGTTTTTTCCTTATGTATTACGACCGCAAGTGGTCCGCATTGTTAAGAGGCGTTTGCGGTACTGGTATGTATTAAAGCTCTCACCTCAGAACGTATCTGCCTATACAGGAATGAGAGCATTGACATTAAATTAAGCAACCTACTCCATTATGGAACCCACTATTTATCCATGCCTGGCAGTTGGGGATGCTCGGTTGCTACTGACGTGACCGGGATCGAACCGGCCTCATTTCCAACTCTAACAGTCAGATGCATCACCAATGATGCTACACGTCAACTCGGAGGAGCTACCTCCTAACATATGCTTTCAGGTCAGATACTTAGCGTTGGCCAGTTTACTAAGTCCTCCCTAAGTCACTGGAGTGGCACCGCCCCACTCATGGTTGCCTAAGCATTAACCTCGCACGCATGCAACACGTCTTCTGCTTCCGCCACAGTGACATAAAGACGGCACGTGAAGTTTAAAGAAAACGAAGTCTTTCAACTCCATTCTTATTTATTTTGTGCCGCCAATGAGCTTCTAACTGCACCTAAAAGCTCGTTATATACATTGTGCAGATGTTGCCTTCTCTGTTTCCGCAGAGTGGCAGTGTAGTCAAAAGGTGATAACTTATCAAGCGAGACGTTGTATGTTTAAAATTCAGAAAGGAGAAACTTTCATGTCAGTAAAAGGTTGAATCGTCTGCTTGATGAATTATCTACTCTATCATTTTATAGCGTTTTGATACCTCGAAAAGTTTAAATTCTGTTTAATCTAACATAGCATCTAAATATTTGAAAAATTGTTTTCGCTTGTCAATTGCTTTATTACGTCCACAACTGAGAATGTTTTTTTGCACTAATCCATCGAGCGTATATTTTGGGTATCTAGGAATGTATAGCTCATTGATTATCGTTTTAGTGTCTGTATCGCATTCATTCAGCAATTCTTTTACAGCCCTCTGTGCTTTACGATAGAACACGATTCGCTTGTCTGTCTCAACTCGATATAGCACTTCTGTTTGTGTTTCTGACACGACTTTAGTTCCCCTGCGATCGCTAGCTGCGTCATCTTGTTTATATGGTACTCGAATAGATTCTTCGACAGCTTGAATTATATGATCAAAGTGCTCGTAATCTTTTAATACTTGCACAACCCTTTTGTATCTCCAGCTTTCTAAATTTAACTCATCCAAATACCTTACCCTCCTATTTGCTATCGCTGACGATTGTTGAATTAATCGATCACTTTAAACTGGTCGCACACTGGGCAATACCAAACGTCTTCGGTCTCATCTGGTTCAGGCTCTTGCTTTTGCATTGTGTACAAATCACACCGTTCACAATAATTGGGTTCATTCATCACTCTTCCTCCTTACGGTTTTGAGAAACTTCGATACAAAGAATAGGTGAAGGCCCTTCTGGACTGTCATAGCTTAATGCGGCTTCAAGATAAGTTACATCGTATTCAGCAATATGCGGATATTTCTGTAATACTTCTTTAACTGCCAGTGTAGCTGTGTACGTTTCGCCTAGAACCTCAATATCAACCCAATCCTCTTTACTTAACACGCTTAATAATTGGTGTAGTTTCATTTTTCTTCCTCCTGTTCCTGTGCCCATCTTGAAAATACATCTAAATTTCGGTATCATTATTTCCCTCCCAACAGCCTAATAGCCTCTTTAATCTGCTCTTTCTGCCATTCAGTTAGATTAACAGACGTAAGAATTAAATCTTGAAGTCTGTCGATTGCTAAGTCGTTGTTGATCATTGTGCGTCCTCCCATTCGGTCAAATCGTTAAATAGTTGTGTAGCCTTTTCTTCTCCAACTCTTAGACGACGCTTAACTGTATTTTTTGTGAATAACTCACCTTCTTCTGTTTCTACGAACTCTCTTTTTAAAGTTTTCATTTTTTCAAATTCTTCTTTGCTATATAATTTCATTTCATACCTCTTTTCTATTTGATAGGCTGAGTTAGTTGAAATTAGCTGTACAATATATCTCCAATCTCTTCCTCATTGATGAATACAGATAAAACGCTGAAATAATAACTGCCGTTGCCGTTATCAGCATATAAATCAGCTTGGGCGATTTCATTTTGATTATGAAATATTTTAAGTTCCACATATTTTGTAGTTGCATCGTCTTCATATTCCCGGTAATTCGCAAATTTAACATCTGTAATCATCGCTTCAAGTTTAGCAGCCTTCCATTCACCGTTTGCTCCAGCACAACAATCCTGTGCAGTACATTCAAAGGACACTCGCGCACCATTTTCTAATACCAAATTGTCACTATTCCAATCAGTTATACGTTGATGTAATAAACGGGTTTTTAATTTTTCCAGTGTTTCGTTTGTATTATCTTCCATGCTTTTTTCTCCTTTTTTGCTACTTAATTGGCGTGGTTAACGTAGGTTTAACAATTCTGGATTTTCAAATCTATTTCCTATGACTTCTAGAAAATTACCTGTATATCCTCCCTGTTCTTCGTAGCTATTTTGACCAAGAATAGTAATTTTTGAAAAGATTAATTTTTCCTTTATATAATCACTCACTACAAAAATAGGTTTCATGCCACTGGGTATCCGCTGTATTTTACAGACATCCCCTTCAAATATCTCCACACCGTTCTTGTCCTTTAAGCCAGTGGATTGCATGAGTTCGAAATGGCCTTCGAAACAGATCGGATCGTACATTTCTAACATATTGTCATGCCCTTTGAGCGGTTCACAAGTAATAGTTTTAATTGTAAAGTGAATTTCGTTAACAATACGCATTACTTTTTCGTCTTTATCCCACGCTCTAAATTTCGGTATCATTGTTTTTCTCCTCGTTCACGTACTCATAAAATAGTACCTTCGCAAACGTGATTGCATCTTCTAACGTTTGCATTACTAAAGGTATGTCGTCCATGCTGACTCCTTGATTCTGATAAAGCCACATTCTCTCTTGTAAATCATTAATCCGAGTGACAGCTTCTTTCTTCGTTGTTTTCTCCATTGAAAAACCTCCTTAGTTGGGTCGGATACCGGAACCGTCACCTATCCTTAATTCTTTTCAGATTACCTGTGCTTCTCCATCTTTCCCCTGTATCCATAAATGCTTTTCCAATATTGATAAATGCTGAACCTACGCCTACTAGGATGTTAGAAACTGTTTCAGATACGTCTTTATATAGTTTTTCCACCATTTCTGGTGTAACGTCATATTGCTTACAAGAACTAATAACTTGTTGTCGCCTTAAACGTTCAACTCTTCGATGTCTGTTATTCATTCCGCCACCTCTTTCAAATCTCGTTTCATGAACCAAAATGATTCACCGTTTTCAAACTCAAGTCTGAAAGCTAGAACCACTCCTACTTCTACATCAACACAAGTTCCAATTAATCCTTTTGGAACGATGCTCGAATAAATAGTTTTATATCTCTTATTTATCATTCTTCATTCCCCATTCCGCGAAGGATGCTAGGACTTGACCGAAATCTTTATCATCCAATTCTTCAAAGGCTTGAACCATCTTGTGACTTCGCTCATTCGGAAAGCCTTCCACATCGTCATATCTAGCCCAAAAGAACAAGTTGCTAACTGCTGCTTTAAAATATGAATCGTTTAGTTCATCTTTCAACCACTCCAACACGATTTTCTGGTTGTCGTTGAGTTTAATCTCGTGTTGTAGCTCATGTTCTTCGATAATCTCTTTAGCAATTCCTACACCTTCAAAAATCCCATATTCTCTCAAATCTTCCCAAACATCCATCTCTTTTTGTATCTTTTCTGTTAACTCACTCATTCGGCACCTCAAAATCTCCGTCTTCGATACATTCAATAGCTTCCTCAATTGAATATCCCAACGGCTCCATAGTTAATTCATCTGAACTAGCAAACCAACCGCCATCGTATCCACCCATTTCTACTGGTCCACTTAGTGGAATCCATTCAACTACAACATTTTTTTGACCTTTACTTTCAAGCAGTTTTTTAATTTTATTACTTCTATAACTCATTCGCCGTCCTCCTCTGATAATTCGTTGATATATTTACGCTCAATTCCTTCTTTATTTTGTAAATCGAATCTACGTTTCACCTCGTCGAAGTGCAGATTGATACATGGTTCATCGTTCTTATATATAGTCAACTCTCGTCCAGCAAACATAGCTGGATTTCTCAAAATGAACCGATACATTTTAGTAATCCAGTTGTAGTGCCGAACGATTTCTGGTTTTTCACCTACTCGGCTGACATGCCAGCGATATTTTCCCATTACCAAAACCTCCTTGATTGTGGTCGTTTAGATAGCTATTAATTGTCTGATTGGCCTTATTTTTTCATTCTGATTTTCAATGTGCTATACTTTAATAATAAATTGTTTACATTTTCATTTGCTTACTTCATCGGAAACTGGAGTAAGCTTTTTTTCTGCCAACATAATGCGATCACATTATCCAATTATTTCTTCCGCTTGCGGATCATTTTTTTAAAACTAGTTCAATTATGATTTCTTCTCCTAGTCTTTCTGGACTGTCTTCGTCATACATTGCCAAGTAATTTGAGTCACCTAAAATATGAGCCTCTACTATTCTTTTGCTAAAGTAATTTACTGGTAAACATCCTGCGCTATAAGTGACGTTTTTTCCTTGTTCGTTTTTTACTCTTACCTGATGACCATCTCCGATAATTAGTAATAAATCTTCTACTGTCATTAAATCTCCTTCTTTCTTTTTCTACGCTAATGCCCCAGTTTTAGGAGCTTTTACTCGCTTGCTTCTGAGAACATTTTTTCATCTTCTTCAAGTTGGTTTTTGAACTTCATTGGTTCATCGGCCACATAATGGCATCCCCATTCATTTGTTTCACCAGGTACCCCTGTAGCAAATTTATTAAACAATTTTTCATAGCATTTAGGGCATTTACAAAATGAATTTCCCCATCTTGTAGTTGCTTTTTCATTGCAGCCGCAATAGGGACAAAGCACTTCTACTTCGACTTGAGTTCCTTTTTCAACCCAGCCAGGTCTATGTTGTTCTTGTTCGTTCTTTTGTTTATTCGGTTGTGATTGTTGTGGAATTTCTGAATCTTCCGCCACAAATAAGGCTTCAAAATTTCCTGTTGATAATTGGTGCGCTGAGATGATTTCTTGTGTTGTTAACTCCCTATCCGCTTTTATCGTAACGGTGATTTGTTTCCCTTGAATAACTGTTCTCATTTGTTTATTTCCTCCTAATTCTTCATCGGAATATTTATAAACCAATCATTTGCTGCTAGAATTTCGCTAATAATTTGCTCTTTGGGCGTATAAATTTTATAGTTCTCAGGCATAGATTTGATAAACAAGCGTACTTGTCGATCAATTCTCCGACGCTCCCATAACTTCATAGTGGCCCCTCCAGATACCTATACGTTTTTCCAAAACTATCCATTCCGTTTTGTCTAGCTAAGTTCTTGATATGTGTTTCAGAGAGATTTGACCGTTTCGCTATTTCAACACAAGTTCCAGTTAAAACGACCTTATCTCCAAGACTCACTTGAATCATTTTTCTTGGTCTTTTTGATGATTGGTTCCAGATTTTCTTACCTAGCGCATTAGCCTCTTTCTGGATTGTCTCGTCTTTCCAATAATTCGGATGGGCCATCAGATGTCTAAAACGCTCTTTATCTGTCATTTTCATGAACACTTCAACTCCTTGACGCGATCTCTTCCACTTTCGGTCATTCGGATAGTTCTGAAAGCTCCTGGTTCAATTTTTAATAGGTTCATGGCTTTCAATTGCCAGAGATAGGCGCTGACAGTTGAAGTGGAAGGGATTCCTGTGTTTTTTGATATTTGCCGAATTGTCGGTGGATAATCATGTTCTTTTATAAAGTTATCGATATAGAGTAGGACCATCTCTAAGCGTTGGCTATTCATTTTACTCATAAGCGAGCCTCTTTTCTCTTGCTTGTTGGCATATTGAAAGGGTAGTGAACAAATCCATATCTGGTCTTTTTTGCTAGGACAATCACTATGCCTATCTCTCTAGCGATCATCTTGGCTTTCAAGCGGAAATCTTTTGTCTCTACGCCTTTTACATCCACAAGGCGGACGATTTTCCCTCGGTGATAGAAGGAGTAATCAGCGACGTACTGCGTCTTTTTAATCGCCCAGTCGTTTAGCTTTAAAGTCGGTAGAATATCAATGCGATCCTGCATTTTCAGCTCATAGCCATACTCTTTTGCATAGGCAACGGCGATAGGATAATAGTCAGCCTCAGCGATTGAATCGAACCAATGACCGTAACGATAAACTTTTTTGTTGCCATATTTGGTTCGTTTACGAATAGTCATGTGCTCACTCCTTACTTAAATATTCTTGTAATTTTCTATCGAGTTCTGCTTCCTTAGCTGGATCAAAAGGAATTTCTTTCGGTGGATTGGCAATGTGATCCGGCAGTTGTTCTACTCTTTTGTTTGAATGCCCTGTCTTTTTGGGTTTTGTATTAGCTTTGGCTTTTTCCAAAGTGTCTATATTTTTTTCTGACCATTTACTCAATATGACACTGACGTAAGGTTTCACCCCTTTGACATCAACTGAATTGTGGTAGGTCAGTTCCATTGCATAAACGACCATCTCGTTTGGCCATTGATTACACCATCTCAAAATCGCATCCTGTAGCACGCTGTTCAGTGGTCGATTTTGACCCCAGTATTCGTTTGCTACACGAAGAGGTGATTTTTCATCATCATGATTATCTTTTGTTTTGTCTTGTATTGTATTGTTTATATAAGCTGAAGGTTTTACTGTAGAATCTACTGAACTATTTACTGTAGGATTTACTTTCACATTTACTGTAGAATCTACTGTAGTTTTTCCAGTAGTAAAATTATTTACTTTCGTTTTTACTGGAAAATTTCCAGTTATATCAGATAAAACATACAACCCTGCTTTTGTACGTCCTCTCTTTTTATATTGAAGGAGTCCAGTTTGGATTAACTGATTTCTGTTGTTAATCAAAGTTTTCTCAGACGTTTTAGTCATTGATTGTAGCCTTGTATTGGCAATCGATAATTCGCTCTGCCATCCACTTTTGTTTGCTATTGCCATGAGCTTATACCAAAGCAGTTGGGGACCAGCGCCGAGCTCGTTATATTCAAGCCAATTTTCGAAGGCATTAATCTGTCTGATGTAGTCCAAAATGAGACCTCCTTTCTATCTAATAGTCAAGAGGGAGAAAACTCCCTCTATTAAAATGGGTATTTATCGTCTTTCAATGGTGGCTGCTTATCGTTAAATAGAGCAGTTTGATTTTCATTGGTCGGTTTTTCATTAACCTTTTCTGCTTCTTTTCTATCAGTTTTGATTGGTTCAGCTTCATTCAATGCGGTCTCTTCAATCAAGTCGTCATTATCATCAAGTCGGAATACTTTTTCATCGGAAGTCACTGCTGTCTGCATTTCTACCGACAAGATTCCCCATTTAGCAAGAAGATTACGTAGTACCGTTTTTATGGCCATCGAATCATAGTTATCTTTCCAAGCGCCTGTTAATTTTTCTTTATCGTAACCTTTAGCATTTTTAATTCGATGAGCTTCGATTTCTTGTTTCGTCCAATAAACTGTTTTTTTAAATCCATTCAATAATTCGAAGAAACCTACATAACCGATGACTTTATCTGAAGCCCTGGCTGAATAATCAAAAATAAACTCTTCTGTTAGGGGATTCCATTCAATCAATTGACCTTCATACACTTCTAAAGCATTCAATGCTTTGTACTGACCAGAACGTTGGGCTAGTTGAATATATCCCTTGTATCCTAGTATGAATTGCGCTTCATTATGTGTGACCCAGTCTTTTCCAACTTTTTCTTTTCTATTAAATGGAACGACATATGCATAACCTAAATTTTTATCAATGGGTAAATCCATGGTCGCAGCTTTTAATGCAGAAGCAATAATTGTCATTGGTTCTGCATTTGAAAGATAGTTGTCTCCTCCAACTAAAGTCATCAATGATCCCATGAAGGAATCTGACTTCTCATGGAGAATATCCTGAAACTTCTTTTTCATAGTTGGTGTATTCATTAATGCTTTGAACCCTAATGATTGAGCGCTGACTTCTTGCGATTTCTGTTCGCTTAACTGATTTTTTAAAGTATCATTTGTGGCCATTTATTTGATCTCCTTTTCAGCTAGTCGTTTAAAACTAGACGTTTTGTAAATACTAGAATCTTTTACTACTTCTGGATATTTCTCAGCTAACAGCTTTTTATCAAGTGAAGTCCGTTCTTGTGACTTCCACGAAACAATGAATTTAGGGCTTATACCGACCACTGTATCATTTTTTCCAAGTTCCGATTTTATTTGGTTATCGATCTTCTTAATCTGAGTCTGAATTTCCTTTTCTGATTTCTTTAGGTCGCGTTTACTTTCGATCAATTCGTCATATTCGCTAGATAAACTGATTTCTTCGGTTCCCTCTGTTGAATAGTGATTCTTTATAAACTCGGCGGTAGCATCGCTACCATCGATAGGTGGTTCCATTCCTGTAATAACATTGATTTCCCAAAATTCGACTAGTCGCTCAGTTATTATGTCAATCAATTCTTGATCCCGTTCTACCTTTTTCCAAATGAACTTTTGTCCACCAATTAAGACAGCGACATACGCGAAATCTCTATTTAAAACATTCATGTAATGTTGTATTTGACAAAGATAACTCATGGGGATCTCTTCGCCATCCCATTCTTTTGATAAGAAGCTATTCGCTGTTTTACATTCCAATATGGCATTTTCACCGACAACATCTCGATCAATATTGGCTCTCAAAAATGGATGCAACGCGTGCTCAAATACTTGATTGCGACGCCGAACTTTTTTTCCAGTTCGTTCGGTAAATTCTTTTGCGACTATTTCTTCTAAAACATTGCCCCAATAGGCTGGTTCGCTATTTGATTCATCCAGTTCTACTTGTCCTGTTTTCTCTAGCCATAGTTGATAAGGTGATTTCCACTTATTCAATCCAAGAATAGTTCCAACATCAGACCCACCAATACCTTTTCTTCTGTCTTCAAGCCATTCGTTGTGAGTCATTTCGATTGTTGATTTTTTCACCATCATCACCCCACCCTTCTAAATTATCAGGAGAGTCTTTGTCAGTATTTTATGATACATTTACAAAAATATGACTATCTGGATCTGCCATTGCGGTATCGTAATTAAACATGATATAATCCTCCTAGAATGTTATTCCATTTGAGACTTACTTTTGCTTGCAGGCTAGTAAGTCTCTTTTTTTGTGCGTTGTTCGTATTCTTTCTCGTCGTAGATCATAGTAGTTGGGATTAAAACGCTTGCTGCTGCTATGCAAATGATCATTACTAAAACCTTTAACGATTGGATCGAGCTGAGTTTCAGCATCAGTACTAGTCCGGCAACAAAGGCTATTCCAAATCCACGGATAATTTTTATTTTCTTCATGCTTGTGCCCCCTACTGGCCCAACTCGTTTACTTTTTGTTGGCTCAAATTTGCTAACTCCGCCATGCGTGCGTCTTTTTGCGCTGAATCATTTTGAGCGGTAGATAGTTCATTACGCAGCTTATCCGCCTCTTGCTGTTTCTGCGTGACTTCTTTTTGCTTAGATTCGACTTCACGTTGTTTGGCTTCGATCTCAGACTGCTTCGCATTGACCTCGTTTTGTTTGTTTGTTAATTGCTGTTTCAGGCTGTCTAGTTGATCTTGAAGGTTCTTTTGTTGCCCCGTCGTTTGATCAAGCTTGCTTTGAACGTCTGCCGCCTTCTGTTTGTTCTGCGTAGCAATGTTAGCCAGTTTGTAGATGTTCTGTTCAACAGTTGTTGCGTTATCGAAGAAACCAACGCCTGCCGCGAATCCTACAGTTGATCCTAGAAACAATGCAGCGCTAACTCCTAGTGCGATTTTTTTGTTTTTCATGCTGTTCCCTCTTTTTTCATTTCCAAAATATTTTTGTTTAGTTTTGATAACTCTTTGCGCTGTTTTTCTTCTGAAATCACATTTCTAAAACTTTTTCCTGCATTTTCGAATAAAAACCTTTCGGCTTCACGTATACTAACCAGTTTTTGAGAACTAAATTGAACTGTCTTTATCAAACCTAAGTCGACCAAAATATAAATGTTATCTTTTGACGTTCTGTACTCGCTAGCTAATTCCGGTAATGTGTACGCAAGCATTTAATCATTCCTTTCTCTTGACTCCCCCATCTTGACGACCTCTCTGGAATTAAAACCGTATCGATCACATGCAGAAGTGAAAACTGCTATTTCAGAAGAAATCTCATCGACTAACTCGAGTAGCCAATCTTTAATTTCGTTTCGTTCAATTGATGTTAAATCAGCATTTGGTATTGACAGTAAATCCCATATCTCAAATTTCTTTTCGATTTCTATGCGTTCCATTTCTTCTTTGTCTTGTCCGACCATTTTTGAGAGTGGGTGATCATCTCGGCGCTTTCTGTTAAGTGGTCTCGGTGTATAGAACATTTCAGCTGCTGCTTCAAAGTCTAAGTTAGGCGATTGAAGATACTCAGCCATGTCGATTACTCCATCTAACCCCATTCGACGTCGCCCATTCAATTTGTGGCTTATATTTTGAGGAGAGTCATTCATGTCTATTGCCATGGCTCTTTGGTTAATTGATTGACGGTCTACCTCGTTCCTAAAAATTGTCGCTATCCGTTTTTCGTTTGTTGAAACGACCAATTTCATCACTCCTTTGTATTCAGTTGTCAATTTTCATAGCAGTTTAACTACCATAAAATGTAGTTATGAAATAAGTTGAGGCTCACTCTCGAATTGCCATTTTGAATTGATAAAATCGAAAATGCCTTGTGCTTGTTCATCCGTTGATAAAAACAAGATATGCATTTCATCGATACTATTCGTCTCAGAAAATAGCGAGCCTTCGATTCCTGGTTCGACACCAAACTTGCGTTGAATAGCAGGGATTAGCATTTTAATGTATTGATTCAAGAATCGTGTATCGATTGATGCTCGAATCATTTGTGGTTTGTCTTTCATCAGACCACCTCCTTGTTGGGTTTTCTTTTGTTACGTTTCGTATCAAAAGAAAGCAAAAAAATATCTGGGAAAAGATAATCTAACGGCTTCTTGAAAAATTCAGCAAATTCAACTGCCATTGTAGCGCTCGGATTACTCGTTCCTGCTTCTAACTTTCTGATGAAAACTTCAGACACACTAAGTTTCTCAGCTAACTGTTCTTGAGTTAATTGGAGCTGCTCTCTTTCGTATTTCAATTTTGTTCGCATGGGCTCACCTCCATTTTTTTGATACATTTCGTATCTGATACATTTAATATACACGATACGTTTTGTATCGTCAATAGAAAAACGATATTTTTTGTAACTTATTTTATTTAACGATACTATTTGTATCTACTGGGTGGTATCATAACAGAAAGGAGGCGCACAAATGTTTGGTGAACGATTAAAACAATTGCGACAAGCTTCAAATAGGACTCAACAGGAGATTGCGGATCTTTTAGGAGTATCACGCTCTGCCTACTCTCATTTTGAGAACGGACGAAACGAGCCTGATAAAGACACATTGGTGAAACTAGCTGATATTTTCGATGTTACTACAGATTATCTTTTAGGTAGAAATAAGACTCCTAAATGGGCGTCAAAAGATCAGATTATTGAATTAGATAAAGTTCTGGAATCTGATGCAGGAATGGCTTATGGCGACATGGTAGATATTACTAAAGAGGACCGAGAACAGATTAATGATCTCATCGCAAGCTATTTTTGGAGAAAAAAACAAAAAGAAAAAAGAAATCAAAATTAGGAAGTGATTTAGATGAAATCTGTTGTTTGCGATTTAGAGGAGATTCATTCGTGGACCAGAACTTATGACCCATTTGAAATTGCTTTCTATTTAGATTTTGAGATCGTTTATACTAGTAACCTACCTGATGGTCGACTCGGCCTTGCTGTTCCGGAATTAAATGTGATATTTCTTGCTAACTATATTAAAGGAACCAGATTCTCATATTTTGTATGCGCTCACGAACTGACTCATGGTACCGAACACGAAGGAATACAAGCGTTCTATAATTGTTCAAACAGAGCTAAAGGGCGCCTTGAACAAGAGGCCGACTCTGGAGCTATATACATATTATGCAAATATTATCTCGAAACATTTCCTGATATTGATCAACTGAATATCACTACACTCGCCAATTATTATGATTTAGACGAATCAATATATCCACTTATAGAAAAAGAATTGAAAGAAATTATGGAGGAACAAAAATGAATACTATTGGTCCTATTCTTCTTATTGTGAGTTTCTTAGGTATGGTAATTACTGCAATTATTGCTAACAGAAAAAGAAAAAAACAGCAAGATTACACATTAACTAGGCGAATGCTTATTGCATTTACAGCAATACTAATTCTAACCATAATATTTGCGAAACTAACGGATCCAAAGGAGCCTGCAAAATCGACCACTGTAGAAAGTAGTTCTGCAGTTAAGAAAACGTCTGAAAGCAAACAAATTTCAAGTAGCAGCATCGAAAATTCAACTGAAGAGTCCAGTTCTACTATTGAATCAAGTTCTTCCGATGAATCAGATTCAGTAAATACACAAATCGCTGCTTATCTAGATCAAAATAAGGGGTTTGCAAATGGTACATTGGATGAAAACGGAAACCCTACAGAAAACGGCACACCAAATCCTGTATTTAATTGGGCTTTAACTATTAATGAAATGGATTACGAAGAAAATCTTCTTAAAGTAAATGTGAACGATAATTTCCTAACGCTTAGTCAAACAGAAGCTAGTTCTGCTGCCCTTTCTGCTCAGAACGCTGCTGTTTCGATTGTAAGCGAAAGTGAAAATTGGGATATGGATAAAGCTAGCGATGGAATTTTTACTCAAATTTACTATAACGGTAATGTAATTGGCAGATCAAAAATGACTGACGTTAAAGAATTCAAATGGAAATAACTGATTTAATGCTAAGAAAAAAGACTTACTGGGATTATAAGGAGGAATAAAAATGAAAAAATTAAGTGTTGCATTGTTGGTATGCTCTGCCCTACTTTTATCTGCTTGTTCGAATGAGAAGGAATCGAATTCTTCTAATACATCTGATACAAAAACAGAAGTATATGCTGAACAAGTAACTTCTAGTAGCGAACGTGATGCAGTCCAAATGTCTTTTAAAGATAATGTATTAACTGGCGAAGGATTTAAATTAACTATAGATAAAACTCAAGTTGCTCATAACAATCTATCAGGAGAAAACGGGTTAATAATCTGGTATACATTTGAGAATAGTTCTGAAGCTAATATGAAGCCTTCAGATATTTTTAGCTTTTTCACATTTAAACAACAAGATGCTACTTCTGAATATGATTTAACTGATCAAGTTGGTACATTTGATGCAGCTGAAGGTTTGTATCCCATGTACGATACAAATGGATCGCCTTTAGAAGATACCGATGCATATAATACCGCTGTAGACAATCAAAACAATTTTCATGACGATTATGAACTTAAATCTGATAGTGATTTACTCCCTGGTAAATCAGTTCAAGTAGTAGAGGATGTTTTATTGAATAATACTGAATATCCAATTGTGATGAAAGTTGCTGACGATTTCCCTATGAGTATCAATAAGGAAGTTACTATTAATTTAAAATAAAGATTAGCCTTCGGGCTTTTCTTTTAACAACGAAAAGAACATACGTTTGTTTACATCAATGCTAATCTGAATACAAAAGGAGCGTTTGTTATGAATGGTCATGTAAGAAAAATTGGCAACAAATGGCACTATACAATTGAAATGGCAAAAGTTGGCGGTAAACGTCAGCGTATACAAAAAGGTGGATGGAATACAAAAACTGAGGCACAAGAACATCTAAGAGAAGCGCTGAACGAATATAAACGTGGCGGTAAAGTGGATTTAACAGATATTAGTGTTTCTGATTATTTCGATTACTGGTTTGAAAATTATGTTGAGAAGAAGCTTAAGTATAATACGCAAAAAAACTATAAAAATGTAATTGATAAATACGTGAAGCCAGAAATTGGAAAATACCTACTCCAATCAATAGGCCCTGCGAAATTGCAGGAGTTTGTAAATAAACTACCTGAAGGATTTAATAAGCAGCTCTCAAAACACTCTGTAGAGATCATCTTCACTGTCCTAAAAGGTGCGTTTCGAAGAGCAGTCTTCCCTTATCAACTAATTAATAGCAATCCAATGGACTATGTCGAAATGCCGGCATTCCCTTCTAAACCAAAACAGTCAAGAGATGATATGAAAATTATAACAATGGATCAGTACCTTAAAATTTTAGATAACACCCCTATTTCGGATTCTTTTCACATTCCTCTTGTCATTGCTTTCCACACAGGGTTGCGTCGCGGCGAAGTTTGTGGGATGACCTGGGACAATGTGTCATTTGAAGATCAGACTTTAACTATCACTAAAATTATGTTACAAGACAAGAATGGGATACAAATAGGAACACCCAAAACGCAGGCTAGTTATCGAACCATCAGTATTGATGACATGCTGCTTGAAGAGTTAAAAAGCCATAAAAAAAGACAATTAGAAAACAGAATGAGATATGGAAAGTTTTATTATGAAAGTTCATTTGTATGTACTAAAGAAAACGGACAGCCTGTCACACCAAATTCAATAAAATGGTCAGCAAGTAAAATCAAGAAGAATTTAGGTATTAACTTTAACTTCCATTCTTTGAGACACACGCATGCAACAATGCTCTTAGAGGATGGAGTAAAACCGAAAATTGTTCAAGAAAGACTCGGCCATTCGAGGATTTCTACTACTATGGATAAATATGTACATGTTACTAAGAAAATGAGAACTGAAGCAGTTGATATTTTCGCCGAACGTCTTCGCCGTTCAATGGACTAA